AATGCTTTGGCTCGTTGGGTCATAAATCGTCCTATAATTATACTACACTATAATTTAGCATATTTTAGAAAGCAAAGCAAGAGTTTTGAGTCGGATAAATACGATATGAACTTCACAACCTTCTTTCAAAAAGGTCTTAACAAAACCTTAAAACTATTAAACGGAACTAATTTTTCCTATGCTGGCCCATGGATAACTGTATATCCAGGCACTGTTATTGACAGCTGGTATGTTGGTGAATTTATGAGTGCTGATTATACAATTTCGATAGATTTAGATTCATCGTCAAAAGAAATAATCAAGTGCTTAGTAGTAGCAAGCCCGCAAACTGCCGCGGTTACAGTTTACGGACAAACATACATTAATGGAAATTTAGTAAATTTAACTGCAACCGTTAATAATTCTAGAGTATTTTTAACGGCTGATCCAGTTTCAGCACCATGTAAATTGATTTTTAGCGCAACATACTACCAATCTTTAAACACAGTGATCCCCGCATAAATACATATAGTAGTCTTAGCGGATGTTGTAGTTGTTGTAAAAAAGCGGAGATCACATGATCGTAACATATATTCCTTTAGAGTCAAAAAGTGGCTTCAAGAGTCCCGGCTTCACGGTCGATCCTGCTGGCAATTTAACAGCAACTTCAATCAATTCGTTAGGTAGTTTGCTAATTGGCGGACTTCCATTCATATCTGGCTCAAATTTAGCCAACACAATTACTGGTAGTAATTTACAAACATTAGGTCGATTAACATCACTAAATGTTGGGTATGACCCTGTTAACAACAATGTGTTAACTGTTACTGCGCTAGGCATTACTAGTTCAGCACTAACGTCAGTAAACTTAAACAATGGTCTATTATCAATAGATCCAACAAATAATCCAAACAAATTAACAATAGGCCCAGTTGGGTCTACACCAGTTCGCTTAGATGTATCTGGAATAATTTATGCAACAGCAACAACCGAGTCAACCTCAACAACAACAGGATCAATAGTTGTAAGCGGTGGTGTTGGCATTGCTAAAGACCTTAATGTAGGCGGCGACACCTTTATTGCGGGTGATACTTACATTGGTGGACAGAACATTAAATCGCTGGCGGCCGCGCTTGCAGTAGCATTATCATAAGAGAAAATTAAATGGCAAAGAAAAGAATAACAAATTATGTGTTTCAACCAGGCGTATCTAAAAGCAGTAACGCCTATCCAAATGCTCACGCACTACTAGTTGCTAACAAATCTTTTATACAAAAAGAAGCAAGAGCATGGATTAGCCAACAAATCACTATTGATAGTGCTAATAACCTATATCCGGATGCTGTTAGACTATTGACGCTTAATAAACAATTTATTTTAGATGAAATATCAGCTTGGACAACTGCCCAGGTAGCAACTGCAACTGTTTCTTCAGTCTTTTTTGGATACGTATACGGCGCAACTGAAATTGCAAAATGTAAACGAGATGTAGGATATCTTGTTGATGCGTTAGCTTACGATATTCGATACGGTGGAAATGAACGAGTAAGTTTTGTTGCAAGCCAGTATTATCTAAGCGGCACAATACAAGTTATTAATGCTCAGGTTGAAACAGCAATTCAAACAAAGTTATGGAATTTAATCCAAGGCTTTGTAATGCAAAAGATTCTTTACTCTCCAACTGATCAAAGTCCAGTTACTAGTACACAAAATATAACAGGCAATGCTGGTGAAGCTGCCGCTGTCACTCGAGCGTTTGTGTTATCGCCAATGATTAGTAATGTTATTAACGGCGGATTATCAACATTACCAGCTACCATATATTCACAATATAATTTTCCAGGATACACTTACGATTCAGACAAGTGTGAACGTGATGTAGGATATGTAATTGACGCATATTTGCATGATTTAAAATATGGCGGTAACGTTAGCACACGCCTAATTAGTAGCCGTTATTGGGACGGTGAAAATCCTCAAGTTGACGGTGATCGTAAACCTGAAATTGCAACACATACCTTTATTCGTGATTTAATAAACGATTATATTTTTAGAGGTGATTATATTGCAAAGTGCGAACGAGATATTGGCTATCTGTTAGACGGAGTTAAGTATGACATTACTCTTGGTACAAATTACAATTCAATATTTTTAGGATTAGCAGAATATAACTCGTTAGACATTGATGATATTGTTGTTTCTACAATTCAAGCCGCTGCCTCTGCGGTAGCTAACTTAACCGAAGTATCTTCTAGTGCAACAGCATTATCAAGATCTAATGATTTCTTTTCCGAAGTAGTAGACATTGCTACTAACGGAAGAAGCTCGGCAAATGTACTAACCTATAGTAATCCAACAACTGCAACTGCAAGTAGAATTGCAGTAAAAGACAAACTAGTTGCTAACAGAGATTTCTTAGCTGAAGAAATTAACGCATGGGTAGCATTAAATTATCCAGCGTCAACACATGATCCTGCTAAATGTATTCGAGATGTACATTATGCAATTGATGCGCTTTGTTATGATATGTTATATGGCGGGAATAGTGCAACATACGCACAGGCTAAATTTTTCTTCTACGGATTTGCTAGCGGCGCGGCCGGCATCAATTCAACACATACTGCAACAACAATTGCGGCTTATAATTATTTAAAGTCTATTATAGACAATGTTGTACAAGGGCAAGCAATAGTACCAACAACTGTTGGATCAAATCCAAACACACTCGCACAAACTACTTCTGGTAACAATGCAACATTGAGTGATGCAACTGCTTGCCAAAATTTAGTTCAAATAACTACCAATGTAATTAGTGCGGCTTCACAATCAGCGGCGTTAACCTACCTTGCTGGGGTTACTAAAACATATCCGGATGTCACTTGGGCACCAACACCTTTACAAGATGCCGAAGATGCAATTATATTAGCTAAAGATTCTATCATTGCAAGCGTAGTAGGCTACCAACCGTTACAAATTACAGTACCAATACAATCATTACCTGCTCCAGGTGAAGCAGGCGCAACTCCAAGAATTACGTCACTAGCGGGAATTGTTGTTACAGTTATTACCAACGGATTGGCATCATTACCGGCAATAGCAAACGGAGTAACATCTCTTAAAATTCAAGGATATTACCCACTTGACAAGATACTGTTAATTACAAATTCAAAAACAAATCAAATTATTTACAACTTCAGCGATCCGCAGTTAGGTGCAACGGCAACTTTTGATGCACCGCATAACAGTAATGGGCGCGACCGTGATGAAGATTATCCGTCATATTTACAAACTACTGATACTATTACTGTTTTAGAATTAGAAGCAGACACAAGTACCGGATCATCTACGGATGATATTCAAATATTTGTTGAAGCAGAAGAACAAAAAACTAGACCATATGATTTTGGCACAGACGCTATTGAACGTATGCGTGTTGCACAACCACAGTCCATGCTTGACGCTGACTTTGAGTACGGACTACAGCCTACTAAGTGGCAGGCAATTGGAGTTGCTCGCGGATATCCTTCAGTGTATGAAATTCCAGGCACTGATACTGCTGTTGTTTCAGTAACAACCGATGCATCAACTGGTACTGGTGGCGTTGGTAACTCATTGATTACAGTTACTACGCAAGGCCCGCATGGATTTAGTGCAGGCACGCCTATTACAATTCGAGCACTAGCAAACACTATATCTGGATTTAGTCGAGCAGAAGGTACATTTATTATTATTTCTGTGCCTACTCCGGCAACATTTACATACTACGCTACCGCTAAAGTAGGTACAAGTAATGGCCAGGTGCTTGCAACTAGTTACTCACAGCTACGAAAAGGCGCCTTCTATACAGGAGCGTCAATTGGTTCTCCTACAATCAGCGTAAACAGTAACGGTCTTAATAGTTCGTTCAGTTCTAAGTTTATTACACCGATAACTTCGGATCAGGTTGCAGTAGCGGCCACCTTGCCTTTATTAAACGTTCCTCTAAGTGGTACTGGTATAAACGCTGGCACTCAAGTTACTGGAACTGTTGGCCCGGGCGGTCTTGCAGTAACCGCTAATATTAGTGATCCAGTGTCAATTGGAGATACTTCAATTACAGTAGTTGATGCAACTGGTGTACTAGAGGGTATGGCCATTGATAACGGAACTGGCACTGCAATATTTGTAAGTACAGTATCTACTAATACTATTAGCTTTACTCAACCTTTAACTGCCAATCGTGGCGGCGCATCTCAATCATATACTAATAAGACTGGCACAAATATTATACCAGGCGGCACTGGCGCATTGTTTGATGTTGACCGAGTTTCTGGAGTATATACAAATATTAATATTAGCGATCCAGGCCTTGACTACGTTGACGGTAGTCGATTAGTAATTCTAGGTACCGACTTAGGCGGTGCTAGTCCCGCAAACGATTTAACTATTAAAGTATCCTCAACAATTAATCTTGACACATTTAACAACGTGGTACAAAATGGTACTAGTGGTATAGGTACTAGTGCAGAGTTTAATATAACACTTCTTTCAGGAGGAGCATACGAGGTAACTAACATTTCAACTTCTGGATCAGATTATGCAGTAGGTGATACAATAACATTATTAGGTACAAATCTTGGTGGTGCTACACCTGCAAATGATGCAACTGTTACAGTAGCAACAGTGACCCAAAACTATTCAGGTATTACTCAAGACAGCACAACTGGATTAGGCAGTACTGCAACATTTAATATTTCTAGAACTGGAGCAGTATATACACTAACTGTTTCTACAAAAGGTATTGATTACACACCAGGCGATACTGTTACAATATTTGGTACGCAACTTGGTGGCGCAACGCCTGCTAACGATTTAACATTCACTGTCACTGACGTAGATATCACTAATGGTATTAACGCTTTTGATACACAAATAGGCATTGCTACAGGCATTGGCGGCATTTATGGAGTTAGCAGTATTACCGGTATTTGTAACTTTGTTGGCGGCTTAATTAATACAGTTTCAGTTGTGTCAGGAACTAGTATTAGTGGTGAAAGAGAGTATGCGGCTATTATACAAGACGCAACTAGCGCATCAGGGTCAGGCGCAATATTTGACATTGCAACCAGCGGTGGAATTTATGATGTAGTTATTGTTGATCCAGGTTTAACCTATGCATTTGGCGACACTATTACTATTTTAGGAACTCAATTAGGCGGATTAAGTCCTGCAAACGACCTAGAACTTACCGTGACTAGCGCAAGTTCATTTGGTGGCGGAATACTAGCATTCAATACAGCAGGAGTACCATCAAGCGTTGACGATAATTTTCTAGCAGTTTCTGTGACTAATATTGCTCCGGGCGACGGAGCATCCTTTGATATTAGCCGAGCAGGCGGATTATATACATCTGTGACAGTTAATCTGCCAGGACTTGGCTACGAAGTCAACGACAGAATTGTATTGAACGGTGCAAATTTTGGCGGTGTAAATCCTACCAATAACGTCACACTGACTGTTACTAGCGTAAATGTATCAGACGGTAGTATTGTTACATCAACAGCCTCAGGTACTGCGGTATCGGGGTCAGCACTTGAGTTTTGGTCGGCAGTTGCATTAAGTGAACCTACTACTGCAAGTATTCCAGATAATACAACACTTACTACGTCAGCTATTGCCACTATACAGATTAGATTTACTAGTCCGCACGGTCTAGTTCCAGGAGCAAACATACTAGTTGATATTTCAAGCGCAGGAACTAACCATGCTCTTGCTAAAGGTCCATTCTATGTTGAATCAGTTCCGAGTCCAACCACAATAAATTTCACAGCAAGAACGGTAGGCGTAGTTGACACCGGCGTTGCATTGGTTGGATTAGTATATGCTAGACCGGACAGTTATTTTATTCATAGACCGTATGACGGCGGTGTGCAGTTAGGTACTGGCGGTCCACAACACGGCGCACAGGCAATTCGTATGAGTAAGAAATATATTCGTTACCAATCTGGTAAAGGTATTATGTACACTACCGGTGCGCTGTTTGCACCAAGCTATAATTTACAATCAATTAGCGCAGATGGAACATCTGTTGGTGCTTATATTACCGTAACAACAGATGACGTAGATCACGGTTGTCAAGTTGGCGGCAGAATTAGAATTATTGGTGTTGATACTGCCGGTTATAACGGCGAGTACATTATTAGCGATGTTATAACCGAGCGCCAATTTAAAGTACAAGCATATACTACATTGGCAAATGTGTATGGTTCAATTACAACGGCGGCTCAAATGTCAATTGTTGGTTGGCATGGTGCCACAGTACGTGCTGGAACATTTGATGATCAAAACGGTATGTTCTGGGAATATGACGGCACTGAATTAGCAGTTGGTAAACGTTCTAGTACATTACAATTATCTGGTATATCAAGTATTAATAGAGATAGTAATACATTAACTGGTTCTAATACACGGTTCCGTGATCAAGTTAAGGCAGGCGATCGTATTGTTATTAAGGGAATGACACACGTGGTTTCAAACGTGCAAAGTCAAACACAACTAACTGTCACTCCAGATTATCGTGGTGCAGTTAACGCTGTACAATCAAAAGTTTGTTTAGTACAAGATTTAATTATTAAACAAAGTGATTTTAACCTAGACCGCTTAGACGGAACTGGTCCAAGCGGATACAATTTAGACATCAGTAAAATGCAGATGATTGGTATGCAATGGTCATGGTACGGTGCTGGATTTATTGATTACATGTTAAGAGGTTCGGATGGTAACTATGTGTTTGCTCACCGTATTCGTAACAGCAACATTAACACTGAAGCATATATGCGTACTGGTAACATGCCAGTGCGTTATGAAGTTATTAACGAAAGTGCCCTTGGTAAATTAAAATCATCAATTACTGCAACACAAACAACAATACCATTAATTGATGCAAGCCAGTTTCCAAATGAAGCCGGCACTGTTTACATTGACAACGAATTAGTTCAGTTTGGTGGCAAGGTAAACAACACACTAATTAATTGTGTACGTTCAAGCCCAATGGTATTGTTTACCGGCGGAGCTCAGCGATCATTCAGAGCAGGACTTGCATCAGTACACGAATACAATACCGGAGTAATATTAGTAAGTAACACAATTACTCCAATTATTAGTCACTGGGGTAGTGCAATGTTGACAGACGGACGCTTTGACGAAGATCGAGGCTATTTGTTTAACTATGCATCTACAGGTATTCAAGTATCAACTACAAAACAAACAGCATTCTTAATTCGACTAGCACCAAGCGTATCTAACGCTATTATTGGTGATTTAGGAGAACGAGAACTTATTAACCGTGCGCAACTATTGTTAAAATCAATTGCTGTAACATCTGACTCAGGTACAGGTGGTCTAGTGGTTGAAGGCGTATTGAATCCTCAAAACTATCCAGTTGATCCGGCTGCAATTTCGTGGTCGGGATTGGCGGGTAGTTCAGCAGGCGGCCAACCATCGTTTGCACAAGTAGCTCCGGGTGGTTCTGTATCATGGGCAGGCGGCGCAACTACTACAACCAGTACTGCAACAACTACAACGGCATTAACAGGTACTGCGTCAGTTCCAAACAACTCACTATTTGAGTCAGCAATTGGTTCAGCTGTGTTGTATGTAACCAAAGCAAGCTGGGACACACTAGGCGCGGCAGTTGGATTCTCTGTTGCGGCAAGCGAAACAAAATACCCAAGTGGTACTACAGTTTCATCTGTAACTGCTAACCCTAGTCCAATTGCAACTACTCTAGGCGTTATTACAGGTACTGCAACTATTCCACCCAGTGTAAACTTTAAGACACCTGCTGGATCTAATCAATTATTCTTTACACAGGCTTCGTGGAATGCATTAGGCGCTGTTGCTGGGACTGCAATTTTTAGTCCAGACTTTGGTCCTGGAACAACAGTTCAAAGTATTGCTGGCCCTAGCTTTGCCGCTGGACAGAGCTATTTTACTATTACAACAAGTACTAACTCATTGGTTCCGCATAATCCAGTTACAACTAGTTTAGCAACTTATTATCTCCAAGCATTTAATAGCATTCAAGTTACTGCATATTTTAATGTGGGACAATCTATTGCTCCTTATCAAATTGGCGATAGCATTACTATAAGTGGTAATCCGTCCAGGCCGCAAGTTAATGGTACTTGGTCTGTTACTGCGTGTACAACCTCGTATGTGCAGTTTAACATAGCTACTACATTGAATACTAACGGCGGCTCAAACGGAACTGTAGTAAACAACAACGCTCTTAATACAGTATCATTCTTTATTACTGGCGCGGCAGGCTTAGGTGTAACAGCGTTAAACTTTACACAAGCAAGTTGGAATTTATTACCAATTGGTACTCGACTAGTTACTAACACCGTTAATGACAGTGCAAAATTTACAGCAGGCACGCAAATTTCAGCAATTAGCGCAGTAAGAACATTTGCAGGTACTGCTTACTTTACAGTAACATTTAATTCAGGATTACTTGCCGCACAACCTGCAGGAACAGGTGTAACGTTTAATTTCACACCATATTACATTATAGGATTAAGCAAATCAGCAACTAGTACAATTGTTGCTAATGCTAGTGTAGCATTTACTCCTGCTGTTATTGCAACTAATACGTCATTCTTATATTTTACACAAACGTCGTGGGAAGCACTAACATCAGGTTACGGTGCAACAACTGGAACTGAGATTGTTGACCCAACTAAATTTCCGTCAGGTACAAAAATTGCTAGTCTTAGTCCTCTAAGCTCATTTGGAGGAGTTGCTTACTATCGTGTTAACTTTACACAGTCGTCAGTAATTGCAATTTCGGCAGCAAGTACAATTACATTCCAATTTGGTTTGCCTCCTTATGCACAACCTGGTGAAACTGTATTCTCGTTCATTGCGGCACCAGGTGGCGCACAAACATTGGACTTAGGTGAGTTGAAAGAATTAACTAATACTACACTAGGCGGCCGCGGAACTTATCCAAACGGTCCAGACGTGTTAGCCATTAACGTTTATCGTGCGTCAGGTGCCGGTAGTATACCTACTAACATTGTTGTACGTTGGGGTGAAGCGCAGGCTTAATTTATATCAGTTCAACAAGGTCAAAAACTGTTTGAAGTTTTGTGCGGATGGTTTTATTACTAAAACTATTCCGCAGACCTTGATGTAACGGTTTAGGCGCATGGTCAATGTTAACCCATGACCAACCGCAGTGTTCATCGCTTAGTTCAGGAACAAATTCGTTTTGAATAACACATAGGTAAGTGTGGAAGTTAAAAACTTTATCGTTAGAAACAAATGTTTCAATTGGAATTGTTTTTAATACTTTTGGCATTGCACCAATTTCTTCAGTAACTTCACGTTGTAATCCCTGCCAAGGGTTTTCGTCTTGAAGGTTGGTACCGCCAACTAATCCCCAAGTGCCAGAGTGTTTACCGTGAGCTTTTTGTAATAACAGGAATCGTCGTGTAGATTTAGCGTAGAACAATGCTCCGCTACAAACTATACGATCTTTTACAATTCCAGTCTCCATGATCCTACCTTATATTCACCTTCAAACGATTTAGCCCATTGTACGCCATTCCATACAAATTGTATTCTAAAGTTTGTTTGGCTCTTGTATATATTAGTTTGCCATAGTAAGGTATCAGTTTCTTGAGCGGCACTGAATATAACATGCCAAGCGGCACCATCATATTCGATAATATCATTTGCGTGTGCTACAAAAAGGCCCCAGGCCGGTGTGCTTTGTACGATATCTTCAACGATAAGAAATCTATCTCCTGCTACCGGATTAATCATCCCGTGTCCTGGATACACTTTTGTAGGATCTATAATAGCATCAAATGTACCTCTTGCAGTAGATTGATCAAATCCTGCATCTCCAAACATAAAGCCATCGGAGTCAATTAGCGTATCTGACGGAAACGTATCGTTGTCCCATACAACTGATAATATGGTAGGATCTAATGAACTAATTGCAACTGTTCCAACAACATCAGCACCATTAGATTGCGTAATGAATAGTGTGCTAGAGCCGGCAATGTACTTTCCTGGATAGCGATTAAACACTTCTTGCCATTCAATTGGAGTGCCTTGGCGTACTGGAATATCTAAACTAGGCTCTCTTGGTAATGAGCTCTCAGCATGATGTAATAGTATTGCTTGATTATTGTAAACTTGGATATTATAGTCAGTAATTGTCACAACTTCTCTAGCTAGTAATGTTGACAAGCTAGTCTCAGGCCCAACTAGCGGTTGCCCAAGTCCTTCAATATATTCATTGCTGTCAGTCTGCGAGCCACTATAAATGCTAGTGATAATTTTTGTAATAACACCAAGGTGTTTGACCTTAACTGGGGGACTGATCCATATAGGAGTTTCTAAAGTTAGGGTAGCAATATCAATTGTTGTGTCAGTACCAACCGGAACTGCTCTGCTAGACCATGACACTTGTGTTAGGTTTAAAATAGTTAAACTAGTCCAGTCAATATAGTTGTCACTAGTTTGTAATTCTAAACTAGGATTAAACAGTACTAACATCTGTTCGAGTAATTGTAACTTTTGATCAGTGTTTGCAGTCCAAATATCGCACTTCATAGTCAGCTTAAACGGGGTTGGCATTAGTCGTTCAACTGTATAGTTACGACCTTGCCCGGTAGTGTATACTGGATTTGCAGGATCTGCATTATTAATTTCACGTTCTCTAACGTGTACCTTACCAACAAAGCTACTATCACCTAATCGGTTAGTATCAATATCAAGCCCGCTAATATAAATGCTCATACGAGGCACTGAATTAACTTTATTTTCACTATTTTGTCTAATTATACTTGCTACTTGTCTATCTGCATCACCGTACATAACTGGCACTTGGTGCAGAGTTCCATCACCATACTTTACTACAAAGTTACTCAAGACACGAATTGTCTGCGTTAAGTAACGTCTAATTTGACCGTCATAAAAATGTTGCATTATAGATCCGCCTTTGGTCTAAGAGCTGTTGTTAAGCTCTGTCTCTGAGCTTCTCTATTGTTACATAAACTTATCTTCCAAGTTCCGGCGTATGGAATTATTTGTTGTTCAGCAGTGATAACAGGCAGGGTTATATATACCTTACTGCTTACGTTGGTCAGCATACCAGGATAGTCTGCGATTGTAAATGCAATCTCAGTAGTTTCTAATTTTAACACTAGATACTTGGCAGTTGCAAATGTAAAGTCAATATTAGTGTTGAATAGGTGTACACCTTCAACAAGGTTAATCCAATCAATTGCAACAGCTTCGTTGTAAATGTGTGACTCATTATTAATAAAACTAGTTTTAAGAGTTTGTCTAGAATTATTGTTAGTCATGTTCATGCGTACTGCATCTTCAATTTTAACCCAGCGTGTTCCATCAAATCGGAACAATCTATTAGGTAAAAAATCGGTGCGCAAGAAGAAATCATCTGGCCCAGCACTATCAGGGAATTGTATTCCATGACCAAAATCATACCCGTTGCTTGGGAATCCGTCACCAACAAGGTAGCCAGTATAACCAGTTCTTACTGGGCGTTTGTTATTTTCAAGAGCAGTGTATGAAGTTATACTAGCATCTAGTTCTGTAGTAGTGTCAGCGGTATTTAAGACTGTTTTTCCGTCTAGGCCTACACCTAATGTATAAAATTGTCTTGTCTCGTAACCACTCTTTGGAGCATCAACTTCTGCTTGGTTAATAACTGCTAAATTAATTTCAAGCTCTTTAGATTTTGTACTTAATAAATCTGCAAGTGTTTGTCCTGTAGGATCACCATTAGAATCAAGCGCAGGTTTACTAAAAATGTCAGCAAACTGTTGGCTATCTGTGACCTTCTTAAGTTTTAATCTATACAAGTGCGGAAACCATGTGGAACTAAATCCTTCACTAGCACGGCCAACATCTTCAATAACATAGTACCTTGGAAGTGCTACATCAAAGTCATTGAGAGCAAACTGATCTCTTAAATGCGGTAATTCTATAACATCACCACTTAGGGGTTTTCTACCTATATACTTGATAAAATCGTTAATATGTACAGTCATGTACAATGTATCGTTGTCAATAAACAAACCAAATTGGCTTAGGTTAAAGTCAATATTTTGTACATTATACAGGCCGCGAATTCGATAAATTTCTTCACTGTATTTTCGATCTCTGTTTTCTAAGAATAACAAATCTTGGATATTTGTTTCCTTTACAGCATCGTAAACTGGCTGATCAGCAGTACCTATAGTAGGATTTTTAGGGCCTAGGTACTTGTGTAAGTATACATCTGTTCCACCAACCTGAAACATTTCAGAAATCTGACGGTCAATAAATTTATAATCTTGCCCTCTTTCGGGCTTATACAGTGATAGTCTTGGCATATGATATTTATCGTAAATAATATTAACGATAAATATGTATGGAGAACTTAATATGGCAGATAATTACCCATCAGATCCTAGTGAATCAGACAGTACAATAGAACGTAACAAGGTATTTGATTACGTGCGTACTATGCTGGGCGACGGCATGGTTGAAGTAGAGCTTGATCCTAAACATTATGAAACTGCACTAGATCGTGCAATTACAAAGTTTAGACAACGATCTAGCAATTCTGTAGAAGAAAGCTATATGTTCTTAGAATTAATACAAGACCAAAACGAATATAAACTGCCAAATGAAGTTGTAGAAGTGCAGAGCATATTCCGCAGAGCAATCGGTTCACGTAGCGGGTTAGGTTCCGGCGGAACATTGTTTGAACCATTTAATTTGGCCTATACCAATAGCTACTTGTTAACCGGTAGTATGATGGGCGGTCTTGCAACATACGAAATGTTTGCAGGATACCAAAAACTAGTGGGTCGTATGTTTGGTAGTTACATTGAATTCAAATGGCGCCAAAGTAATCACACACTTACAATTTTACAACGTCCGTTTGCCGCAGGCGAGCAAATTCTAATTCGTTGCCATAACTACCGCCCAGATTTTGTATTGCTACAAGACATTTACGCAAAACAATGGTTGTACGATTATACCCTTGCAGTATGTAAGTTAATGCTAGGTGAAGCACGTAGCAAGTTTGGCAGTATTGCCGGCCCCGGATCTCCGATCACATTAAACGGCGCCGCCTTACAGGGGCAAGGCAAAGAAGAAGTCGAAAAGCTAGAAAAAGAAATTGGCGAACTTGTTTCCGGCGGAACTCCGATGACATTTGTGATTGGCTAACAAATAATTTGACCTTGTAATAAAACTGTTATATACTAGTAGTTCATTAGGAGACTACTATGATTATTGGTGTATGCGGGTTTATTGGTTCCGGTAAAGATACCATTGCAGATTATCTAACTAACTTTCATGGTTTCCGACGAGAAAGCTTCGCTAACACCCTTAAAGATGCAGTAAGTTATGTATTTGGCTGGGACCGAACCATGCTAGAAGGACGTACTAAACAAGCTCGCGAATGGCGAGAACAAGTGGATCCGTGGTGGGCAGAACGTTTGAACATGCCTGACTTAACTCCTAGATTAATGCTCCAACTATGGGGCACTGAAGTATGTCGCAGAGGCTTCCACGATGATATTTGGATTGCTAGCCTAGAAAACAAACTCCGTACTAGCACTGATAACGTAGTCATTTCTGACTGTCGTTTCCCCAATGAAATCAAATCAATTCGTGAGGCTGGCGGTATTGTTGTACGTGTTGTCCGTGGTGTGGAACCTGAATGGTACGAAGATGCTGTCAATGCTAACCGAGGAGAAGTTGGTAATTACTCCTGGGCTACTAGTCGCGGCAGACTTGAAAAACTAGGTATTCATGCTAGCGAAACAGCTTGGGTTGGAACTAAATTTGATGCTATCTTAGACAACAACAACAGTATCGATGACTTATTTGAACAAGTTAAAGATCTGGTACTAAGTCACCTTGACGCCAGCGAATCCCCTCTTTATGTAGGACACGCTGACAGTTTGAGCATACAGTCTTAAGGTTGATGGGGCGACAGTTGTTTAAGTCGCCATCAACATGAAATACTGCAAACACTTCCTTATGCTGTGATTTAAAGCCGCATTTATCACAAGTATTTTTTATTTTATAGCCAGAGCGATGCCATCTGGCAATGCCAGCATACTTGCCGCCTTTAAGGCAAGCCTCACATAACTTTCTATAATAGGTCCTACCGTTTTTAACATAGTTAACGGCAGCTGGTCTATATCCGCACGAACATAATGGTCTCATATTTTATTTAAGCCTTTTCTATCCCTTTTTCAGGGCGTATTACAAGTATAAAAAGCCAAAAAGCACTAAATACAATTAGAATGAACATGTATTCACGGAGATTACAAATATGGCTCAATTAAGTTCACCAGGCGTAGCAGTTACAGTTGTAGATGAAAGTTTCTACACACCAGCGGCTCCCGGAACAACCCCTTTAATAGTAGTAACTAGTGCTGAAAATAAAACAAATGGTTCTGCAACTGGTACAGCACCTGCTACACTAAAAGCTAATGCAGGTAAAGTTTACCTACTAACAAGTCAGAAAGATTTAGCGGATAGCTTTGGTACTCCAATCTTTAAGACTGATAGTAACAATAACCCAATCCATGCAGGCGAGCAAAACGAATATGGTCTACAGGCGGCTTACAGTTATTTAGGTGTAAGTAATCGTGCATTTGTTGTTCGTGCCGATATTGACCTATCACAATTAGATGCTAAGTCAGTAGCACCAGCAGGCGCCCCGGCTGACGGCCAGTATTGGTTTGATACATCAAATACTAAGTTTGGTATATTCCAATGGAACGGTGCTGAAGCAACAACTGCAACAGGTCAAACATTTAGTAATTCAATTCCGTTGGTTATTACTGACAGCACTAAAATTGGCATTAATGATGCTCCAAAAGACAGTGTTGGCGCAGTAGGTGACTATGCAATTGTAGCAATTGACGGCACTTATTCATTATATTTTAAGAAAGCAAAGACATTTACAGCCGCTGGTACTTGGGTAGCTGTTGGTTCTAACGCATGGGCCGCAAGCTGGCCAACTGTACAGGGTACAGTTGCAAGCCCAGTATTACTTGCAGGTGATGCATTAACACTGACAATTGGTGGAGCTCCATACAGCTTTACTGGACATACAAGTTTAACAACCCTAGTAGCAGACATTAACACAGCAATGGATGACAGCGATGGTGTAGGCACTGGCGACTTAGATAATCCAGTTGTACCTCCTGGTATTTCTGCGGCAATTATTAATAACCGTTTAGAAATTTATTCAACTGGAACTGCAATCGCTGTTAGTGGAACATCTGCTACTCCGATTGGTATTACTGTAGGTACTTACTATGCACCAGCATTAGAAATTAAACCGCATACACAGTTACCAACATACAAGCGTACAGATAATGTAGCATCAGTACAAGGTTATCCAACAGGCTCTTTATGGGTTAAAACAACCGAACCTAACTTAGGTTCACGTTGGAGAATTAAAATTTACAACGAGGCAACAGGCAGTTGGATTGAGAAATTTGCTCCGTTGTATGCAAACAGCGCAGCCGCATTAAAAGGACTTGATCCTACAGGTGGCGGACTAAACTTAATACAAGGCGCATTGTTTGTTAAAACTAATATTACAGAAACAGTTAATGCGGCTAATCGTCCAACAAATGCAGATTACAAAATTTATGCTCGTAAAACTTCTGGAGCAACAGAAATTGTTTCCGGTACTACGGTAACATTTGCTACCTCGGGTAGTAACTCGTTTACAATTAAAGAATCAGTTAAAGGTCAAACTGCTACTACTAACGCACTTACCGTAACATTTACTGGAAGTGAAGGAGTTGATGGCTTTTTAACACAATTAACACAAAAATTAGCTGATACAACATTTGGTGCTTCACCTTACACTTCTAAAATTACAGCTAGCAAGGCTCTTGCAACCGGCGAAGTAACTTTACGTCACGCAGACGGCGGAGACATATATTTTACAGAGGTAACTGGAACTCCAATTGCAGACTTGTTTACTCCGTTTACTATTGATCCACTAACAATGGCTGGTTTAGGAACACCTAATTTTTACACAGATGCAGGCCCTGAACAATACGTAGCCACATTATGGAGCCCGTATGCTGATATTACCGCTAGCGCAGATGCTCCAACAACTGAAGCCGCTGATAATCAACTATGGTATAATTCAATGGTTGACGAAGTTGATATTTTAATCAATAACGGCTACACCTGGGTCGGATATCGCTACCAAGCAGGCACCGGCCTATCAAACTATAGTTCTCCTTACTACGCGGCCCAAGATGATTCTAAAACAGATCCAGCTGGCCCGCTTGTTTCGGCAACTAAACCAAAGACACAAAGTGATGGTACTAATTTGGTCACAGGTGACTTATGGGTTGATACTAGCGACTTGGAAAACTATCCTTCACTATACAAATATAATAGTAATACCGGTAAATGGGCAATAGTTGATACTGGCGACCAGACTACAGAAGATGGTATTGTATTCTTTGATGCACGTTGGAATACCGACGGTGAAGCGGCAACTCCAAGTACAATTAAAGAATTGTTAGTAAGTGATTTCTTAGATTTTGATGCTCCTGATCCTGCACTATATCCAAGAGGTATGTTGCTATGGAACTTACGCAGAAGCGGATTTAACGTTAAGAAATTTGTACGTGATTATGTTGATACTAACTTAGACAACGTTCGCCAAGATGGCGCACAGATGACTGATTACTATCCACACCGTTGGGTTACTGAATCAGGCAACCAAGAAAACGGCGCTGGTACATTTGGTCGTAAAGCACAACGTAAAGTTATTGTTCAAGCGTTACAAGCACTTGTTAACAGCAATCAATCACTACGTGATGAAGAAAGCAGAATCTTTAACTTGTTAGCTTGCCCTGGATATCCAGAGTTAGTTGGCGAACTTGTATCATTAAATTACGATCGAGGCTTAACAGCGTTTGTAGTTGGCGATACACCTGCCCGTTTAACAGCAGATGCAACCAGTTTAAACAACTGGGGTAAAAACGTAGCAGGCGCAGTTGAAGACAATGATGAAGGTTTAGTGTCAAGCGATGAATACTTAGGTATTTTCTATCCATGGGGTTTCACAAGTGATAACTTAGGTAATAACATTGTTGTACCGCCAAGCCACATGATGTTACGTACTATTGCATTAAATGATAATGTTAGTTATCCATGGTTTGCACCAGCAGGCACACGCCGTGGTGGAATTACTAACGCTACCGCAGTTGGCTACGTTACAAGCGAAGGTGAATTCCAATCAGTTGCATTAAACAACGGACAGCGTGATACATTAGCTGGTGTTAAAGTTAACCCAATTACATTTATTACAGGAACAGGTCTTGTAAACTACGGACAATACACTCGTGCTAAAAATGCAAGTGCATTAGATCGTATTAACGTAGCACGTTTAGTAATTTACTTACGTCGTCAGTTTGCACAGTTGGCTAAACCATATGTGTTTGAACCAAACGACAAAATTACTAGAGATGAATTGAAAGGTGCCGCAGAAAGCCTATTGTTAGAATTAGTAGGTCAACGTGCATTGTATGACTATATCGTAGTTTGCGATACATCAAACAACACACCATCAAGAATTGATCGTAACGAACTATACCTAGACGTTGCAATTGAACCAGTGAAAGCAGTGGAATTTATTTACATTCCATTGCGCTTGAAAAACACTGGCGAGATCAAAGGCCTAGCATAATAATATAACGGAGCATACAACATGGCAATCGCAAGTTTATCAAAATTTACCGTACCGCTAGCGTCAGATCAAAGTGCTAGCGCACAAGGTATGTTAATGCCAAAGTTAAAATATCGCTTTAGAGTGATGTTTGAAAACTTTGGTACTTCAACACCAACAACAGAATTAACCAAGCAAGTTCAAGATGCGGCTAGACCACAAGTCACATTTGAAAATCAAAAGATTATGGTTTATAATTCTACAATTAACTATGCTGGTCGCCCTGCATGGAATCAGATGTCAATCAAATTACGTGATGACGTAACTGGTGCAGTATCTAAGCTAGTTGGCGAACAAATGCAGAAACAGTTTGACTTTTTTGAACAAAGTAGCGCGGCCTCAGGCGGCGACTACAAGTTCTTAATGCGTATTGAAATGCTAGACGGTGGCAACGGCGCACAAACCGCAAACGTTCTTGAAACATGGGAATGTTATGGTTGCTACGTACAAGCCGCTCAGTATAACGCATTAGGTTATGGCGCACAAGATATGTTAACTATTGATTTAACAATCCAACCTGATAACTGTATCCAAACTAGTGGCGGCGCGGCAGCTCCAACTTCAAGACGTTTAGGAACAGCGGCAACTGCATCTGGTACACGTTAATAATTAAGCTCACTCAGGTGAGCTTTTTTATGATTACTCATTAACTACGTAGTTAATTTTATCGATAAATATTGTTATGGCCTTTACACCTAACTCATTTTTATATCGTCCTTCTAACATCACGTTGCGTGATCCACAACATGCCGCACGAGTTTTTACTGACGATCAGTTTAGATTAGCACCAAAGCATAAGTTTTTATTTCACGTAGCGTTCAGTATAAATTCGGCTGCATTATCAAATGCTAGTTTAATTGATCGATACCGGAATGAAATTAATGTACTAGTAAAAAGCGCAGACTTACCAAACTTTACGTTAAGTGCAGAAACGCTTAACCAGTACAATAGAAAAAAGAACATACAAACAACACACAAATATAACCCTATTAATATTACATTTCACGATGATAACATGGGATTAATTAACCAGTTATGGCAGAATTACTATAGTTATTACTATGCAGACAGCAATTCAGCATGGGATCCAGCGGCATACAAAAGAAGTGCTACTCGTAGTAGTGACTTTATAACTACACCTTATGGATTTGATAACGGTAGCACATTACCGTTTTTTAATTACATTAAAATTTATCAAATGGCTAGACACGAGTACATAGGGTATACTTTATATAATCCTATAATTACTAGTTGGAACCATAACAAAGTAGATTATGCCGGACAAGGTACAATGGAAAATACTATGGGTATTCAGTTTGAAGCAGTTACTTACGAAAACGGTGACGTATCAACCGGCGATCCAGAAGGCTTTGGCTTAGAGCATTATGATGTAGAAAAAAGTTCTCTACAAGGTAATACTGATTCTCAACCTAGTGGTCCGTCATTTACTGGTCCCAACTCAGACACACTAGATTTATCAATAGTTGATACTGTAACACAACAACTTAACTCGTACCAAAATACTGTAGAAAAAACAAATACTAATACAACAAATATTTTAAAAACATCTACATCATTAGCACAGTCTAGCGCACTTAGTGGAATAGCATTTCCAACAGCACCAGTTAACACTAATAGCACAGTTGCATCATTAATTAAGTTAGGAAAATAATATGGCATCTAATCTACCCGTTGAAGTTTCCGTTGATTCAAGCGTTGAAGTAAAAACTTTTTTTGACAAGTATTATTCAACACCTGTTAGTTTTCCCAGCAATCAAATAGACGCAGTTGTAGGATTCTTTACAAATAACGGATTTGGTACTGAAAGTGCAAACAGTATTAGTATAGTATTGTTAAACCAAGCCCGAGCTGATAATGTTAACGTCTTTGAATTAGTGGATAGTTTAAGATCGTTATCGAATGTACAACTAAGTCAAGTTGTAGCGCAAGTATTAAACTCATATAGAGAAAAGACTAGCTTGCTTGGATACCGTGTGGCTCAAATTGTTGACAAATACGAAGATAGAAACATTCTAGTATAACATGGCCTCAAAATTTGCCCGCGGTAAGTTTACCATGACTCAGCCAGAAAAGTACGTAGGTACTAAAATCCCAACATATAGATCAAGTTGGGAATGGAGTTTCATGCGGTTTTGCGATACTAATAAAAGTGTACAAAAGTGGGCAAGTGAAGCTGTTAATATTCCCTATCGTGACCCGTTAACTGGCAGACAAACTATATATGTGCCAGATTTCTTTATACAGTATGTAGACAAAAATAATAAAATGAACGTTGAATTAATTGAAATTAAACCGGCTAGTCAGACTATTCTAGAACGTGTTGGTAAGAACAAATACAATCAAGCACAGTTTGTCAAGAATCAAGCCAAGTGGCAAGCCGCAACAATTTGGTGTAAACAACAGGGTATAAAATTTAGAATTGTCAACGAAAATGATTTGTTTCATCAAGGCGGAGCATAAGTAATATTATGAAGAAACTTGAAGATCTATTAAACTTGCCTGCTAGTAAAGACCTTATTAAAGCAGAAGAAAAGAAAAAACAAAAATCTGCTCCTCCACAGTCATTCCTGCGCGATATGTCAGAATTTGACAAAATTAGCGCCGCGTTGCCCGCAGTTAAAGGCCTAGGCGATGCTACAGACGCAGAGTTTGATTCTCTAGCGCAACGTGCCACTGATGCATACGACGACTTAATTGACCTAGGTATGAATGTAGAAGCACGGTATTCAGCACGTATTTTTGAAGTTGCGGGCACGATGCTTAAGAATGCAATCGATGCAAAATCAGCTAAAGTTGACAAAAAATTGAAGATGATTGAGCTACAGCTTAAGAAACAAAAGATGGACCAAGACGCATTAGGCGGCGAAGATTCCGGTATTAATCTACAAGCAGACGGTTATATCGTTACAGATCGTAATAGTTTAATAGAAAAATTAAAGAATATGAAATAAATACAATACTGGGATCAACATATGAAATCGTTTAAACACTACATTACAGAAAGCAAAAAGGTCTACGAATTTAAGATCAAAATTGCGGGCGACTGCCCAAAAGATTGCGCTAAGAAAATTAAAGAAGCATTAGATGTTTACAAAGTAGAATCATGCTCAAGTGGTAAAGGATTGCCAATTGCTGAGAATTATGTAGACTTTCCAACACTAAAGAATGTTGGAGTTACAGTATTTGATGTAAAAGTATCTTACCCGGCTAACGCATACCAAGTACGAACAGCAGTTATTGACCATTTAAAAAGAAGTGGTGACACTGTTAAAGTTCGTAACATGAAAGAAGAGGAAGAAGATACTCTTAATCACGAACACGATACAAAGTCAGGCGAGTCTTTATTGACAAAAGACTATGAAAAAAATGACGGACAACAACTAGTTGGTAATACACAATCTATGTCGTTGTTAAAAGAATTAGGTAAACACAGAACTACAGGTACTCCAGTTAAAGGTACTAATGATGCATTGTTAGCAAAAACTGCGCCTGTTGAGAAAAAGCACGGTCCGGCAAAAGCTGCCAAAGTTGATGTTAAAAGTCCTGTGGGAAATAAAAAAGTTAAACTAACCCCTGTTAAAGTTAAAGGACAATAATATGAATTTTCAAGACTTGCTAGCAAAAATGAAATCAATTGATGAGTCATCAGTTGAAGTACCAGAACCGCCAACTAATCCAACTAGTTCTTCACCAGACAACGCTTTACCTCCAGCAGGCGCAGAAATGTCAACTGTAGAGTGTGGTGACGATATGGAAAAACCAAACTCCCAATCTGATGTATTACTTGGTGAAAAAGATGTAGAAGAATGCGGATTGCCTGGCATGTCTAGTATGCCATCGGGTATGATGGGTTCACCTAAACAAAGCGATTCAGTAACTATGAACGTTAGTATGAATGGCAGTGGTGCAGGTGGTATCCGTGATTTAATGGATATTCTACGTAATTTAGATGGTGAAAAATCAAGTGGTCACGCTGACGGTGCTGATATTGTATTAGGTGTTGAAGAAGATGGCGCTGACGGTAATTTTACCAACGCAACCACTGAGCCTAATCCTACAACTTATGATATGGATGCGATATTACCAACTGGCGACGACATCCATAGTAAAGGTCAAGAAGCACCTAAAGTTAATGGCGGCGGTAATCCCCTAGCAGAATCTTTAATGGCTAGATTATCAGCACACTATCAGTCTATTAAAGAAAGACAATAATATGACTACAGCCGCAGAACAATACCGTGCGTTAGTTGCTAGATTAGAAGCAATAAACCCATCGGAGACAGTTAATGAAGAAGAGACTGCACCAGCACCAGCGGCCGCACTTGCTCCTGTAGGTGCAGTAGCTGATGCTCCTTCTGCGGCAACTGTAAATCCTGACAAATATAAACCTAATGATAAGATTCCAGAAATTAAAGCAGGAACACTAGCTCAAGCAAAACAAATTGCGCTAAAACAGTTAGGCCCAGGAAAGAAATTTCGTTTTTGCATGACATACGGAACTAAACTAGCAAATACTACTAAACAAGCCGGTATGGAAAAACCCCAGGACAACTGGAGTAGATTAGGCGGCACAAACGTAGTTAAGCCTGCGGAGAAAAAATAATGAACGCAGAACAATATCGCGCACTAGTTAATAAACTAGAAAGCATACAACAACTTAACGAATTAGCCTACGGCCAAGAAGATCCTAAAAATCCAGGTTTTATGTGGGTACCCGCTGACGGTACTACTCCACTTGGCGACGGTAGCAAACAAATGATTCAAACACAGTTTGGTGAATACTGGAATGCTAAAAAAGTTCCAATTGTAAAACCAGAAGTTGCACCGGAAGTTGTTGCTCCGGCAGTTGAACCAGCACCGGAAGTTGCTCCAGCACCGGAGGTTGCTCCAGCACCGGAGGTTGCTCCAGCTCCAGAAAAAGAACCAGAAGTTTTTCAACCACAAATTCGTGAACCAGAAATTGTTCCTGATAAGAAAAAACCTTGCGATCCCGATACACTAGCTAAAATTAAATACATGCCTAGTTTTAATAAAGCATTTGCGGCGGCTCGTGCGGCAGGATGTGAAAAATTTGATTGGTGTGGAGTATACACTACACAAGTAGAACAAGCTGGCATGGACACTATCCCAGCTGCCGTGGGTAATCCAACAATTTATGCCCAAGGTATTAACATGGCTGTAAACAGAGCAAAATTAAAAGGCGTCCTTGCCCAAAACGGTCCTTATACACAGAAAGATGTTGCTAAAGTGATAAAAGGATTGCAAGACGGCACAATTGGATACCAATTAGATCCAAAATCACATAGTACAAGTGAAATTGAAACTTTTACTAGAATGCTGAGTGACCAGTTACTTAAAGGTGATAAACGTGCAAGTGCTGACTTTAAAACACCGCTTGATCAACGAACATTTCCAGCACCAAAGAAATAAGATTTCGTCAGCAGTATCAAAAAGGGCTCTTCGGAGCCCTTTTTTTGTGTAAATAAAGTTATGGCAAAATCATTAGAAGGCGTCTTAGTAAAAAAGGCGCATACAAAAGAAAAGTTTAACGAAGAGCAAATAACAGACTTGTTAAAATGCTCCGATCCTACTAACGGATACTTACACTTTTCTCAAAACTTTTTCTATATTCAGCATCCTGTGAAAGGAAAGTTGTTATTCCAGCCGTATGAATATCAGGAAGGGTTATTATCAAGTTATCACGATTTCCGATTTAATATTAACATGCTACCACGTCAAAGTGGTAAAACAACGTGTGCATCAGCATACTTGTTATGGTTTGCCATGTTCCACCCAGATCAAACTATTCTAGTTGCCGCACACAAATACACAGGCGCACAGGAAATTATGGCACGTATCCGTTATGGATATGAATTGTGCCCTGATCACATACGATGTGGTGTAACGAGCTATAATAAAGGCTCAATGGAGTTTGACAATGGATCACGTATTGTTTCTGCTACCACTACTGGTAACACTGGTCGTGGTATGTCCATATCACTTCTTTATTGCGATGAGTTTGCATTTGTGCAACCTAATATTGCTGAAGAATTTTGGACGTCAATAAGCCCAACACTAGCAACTGGTGGTAGAGCAATTTTAACTTCAACACCTAACAGTGACGAAGATACATTTGCTATTATCTGGAAAGAGTCACAAGATAAATTTGATACACATGGAAATGAACGAACTGATGACTTAGGACGAAATGGATTTCATGGATTCCGTGCAGAGTGGAATGAACATCCAGATCGTGACGAAGCATGGAAAGCTGTTGAAATGGGTCGAATTGGCGAAGAACGTTTCCGCCGAGAATACGGATGCGAGTTTTTAATTTATGATGAAACATTAATTAGTTCGCTTAAACTAACAGACATGTTAGGCAAAGAACCTGCCTTTAAGATGGGGCAAGTGCGGTGGTATAAAAAGCCCACGCCGGGCAACACTTATCTTGTGGGATTAGATCCTAGTTTAGGTACAGGTGGAGATTATGCAGGTATTCAAGTATTTGAATTGCCTAGCATGATACAATGTGCTGAGTGGCAACATAATCTAACTATTGTGCAAGATCAAGTTAGGATTTTTCGAGACGTTGTAAAGTACATACAAGAAGAGATTGGATACGAATTTAGTAATAACATTTATTGGTCAGTAGAAAATAATACCTTAGGAGAAGCCGCCCTAGTAGTTATTGCTAACTTGGGTGAAGAAACATTCCCTGGATTATTCTTAAGCGAGCCAGTACGCAAGGGGCATGTACGTAAATTCCGTAAAGGGTTCAATACTACACACGGTAACAAGATTTCAGCTTGCAGTAGATTAAAGTACTTTATTGAAGAAAACAAGATGATTGTACACAGTAAAATGCTGATAAGTGAACTTAAAACATTCATTGCGGCAGGTGTAACCTTTAAAGCTAAAGAAGGGCAACACGATGACTTAGTCAGTGCGCTACTACTGATTGTGCGTATGACTGTAATTTTAGCAGATTGGGATCCGGCTGTATTTGATAAACTCAGTATAGAAGGCCAATTAGACGATGATTGGGAAGCTCCGCTACCAATATTCATTTCCAGTAATTAGTGATAAATACAACATGAATGCAAATTTAGATAAGATTGCCCAAGACCTTTACGGTAAAATACAAACCCGCTTCCCTAATATCCAAATGGGGGACGAAAATGCCGGTGTACTAAGTAAAAAGGAAGATATTCCTAATGCTCGATTCTTTGAGTTCGAATACGAAGAAAACGGTGAATCATTAGGCACTATTGCTATTACCCTTGACGCACAAGACGGAATTGTGCTACAAGTTAGCGGAGATTTAGTCAACGATAACAGCAATACAACTCACCACAGTGCGTACAAGTTTATCCGCGGCTTTAGATCATTTGCAAAAGACAGATTATTAAACTTCGATGTGCAAAACATCGGTAAGAGTAACTTAGATAAACGAGACTACGAGTTTCAGGCCAAACGTAAGGAAACTGCCATGCCCGCAATTATGGAAAACAAGATGTACGGTAACGCCCGTATGAGTTATCAAGATTTAGGCGAAAATGCTAGACTAGTTGTTAAGCACACACAGCCAATCAATATGGAACTTGCCGCCGGACGTACAATGCACATTGATAGCATTTACATCGAAAACGCACAAGGCGAGAGATTCCGTTACCCAGCAAAGCATTTAAATGGTGCTCGTGCATTAGCAGAACACATCAAAGCAGGCGGTAATCCATACGATCCAATTGGCAAACATATTTGCAGTCTAAGTGAAGAATTAGCAAGCCTACGCAAGTTCAAAGGTTATGTTAATCGCCAAGAACAAGTTAGCGAAGCAATGGGCAGTGTTACTGATCGTGTACTAGAACGCATTGAACAAATCAAAGAAACTATCCACAAGTTACAACGTCCAGCATATTACCAATCATTTGTAGAAACATTTGAAGCTCAAGAAGAACAAATGATTCCCGAAGAAATTGCAAATGACCTAATTGATCGCTTAACCATTCGTACATTCAACGAAGAACTAAAAGCAGTATTTCCATATATCTATAAGTTTGTTGACGAGTCAGAATTAGATGTATTAGAAATTGGTGCCGATGATTTATTAGCTGAAAATCCTTTATTGCTAGGTCTTGGTAAAGCCGCACAAAAAATGGCTCCTGCTGCCACGTCAACAGCCAAAACTTTAACCAACCACGCTGGAATGGATCCAATTGCTATCAAAGCCTTTAACCACGGCGTGGAGCTAGGTAAGATTGCTAAACACAATCCAGCAGATCCTCGTATTGTAGATTTTAGCATGTCCAAGTTAGGACTTCCAAAAGAATATTACGATCATTTTTCTTCAGGATTTCATCTAATTATGCCTAGAGGTATCCCAGAGGCGATCCAGCCAGAAGATCAGTATGAGTCATTCTTAAATGATATTGTTCGAGAAGATAAAGACGAATTATTCAGTCCTAATAAGTCAGCACAACAAACAGCAATTAAACAATTAAACAAAATTTTATCGCAACCGTTGATGGGCGGCCCGCAAGGCATCAATGCTATACAAAGCCTTAAAGGATTAATTGATGATCCTGAATTTTTACAATCATTGCAAGATATTGATCCAGAGTTAGATATACGTCCATTAGTACAACAGTTTATTTTACAAAAAGATCCTGAACTATCAATGCAGTTAAATTTTAGTGGTGAAGATAATTCAACACCTGCACCAGAAGCACCTGCTCCATTAGCACCACCTCCAGAAGCACCACCAGCACCTGCGCCAGAAGCGCCTCCGGCTGAAGCACCACCTGCTGAAGCACCTCCGCCAGCCCCAGTAGCTGAAGCTACAGATGATAGTCCTCCATGGGATGTAGATCCTAAAGAGAAAAAGTCTAAACCAACAACACCGGGTAAGCACGGTCAGGGTTATAGTCAAGCACGACACTTAGCACGTCAAGGTATGGCAGATGCTATGAAGAAAGCAGTCAAGGCTGGTGCAAAATTAGAAACACAATTAGACTTTGGTTATGGTGTTAAAACTATACAAGAGATATTAGATGAGTGTGGTATGAGTCCTCAAGATGTTGGTATGGAAATGCCGGTTGAAGGTGGCCTGCCAGCAATGCTAAAATTTATCAGCGGTTTTTACAACAGAGACGAAGGTAACTTTCCATTAGGCGGCATGCGCATTAAAATTAAAATTAAAAAAGGTTTTGAGGATGGTGAGTTTGGCGACGCTAGCGATGATGACTTGATTAAAGTATTAAAGTTCATTGACATGAAAGATCCAAGTGACGAAGCAAATCATCATGAACAACAACATGTCTTAAAATTGGCAGGAGTTATGCCGCAACCACAAATGCATGAGCCAGACGCACATGTTAGTCCTATTAGCGGACACTCAGATGCACACGCCGATAGCCTAGCTAGAATC